ATGGCAACAATTTTAAAGAAGCAGAAAAATAATAAAACATCATACCAGGCAATCATCCGGAAAGGAAGATACCGCAATAAACCAATTACTCGCACCTTTGCTCTGAAGAAAGATGCTGAAGTATGGGCCAGAGAGCAGGAGCACTTGATCGACATGAAACGTCATCAGGATCCGCGACTCGCTGAAATGGTAACTCTTGAGCAGGCACTGAACAAATACTTCAGAACCATAGAGTCTCCTGGGCCAAATTTCAATGAGCCAACGACTGTTGAACGTAAGCGAACTTGCGCGATCATATTAAAAAGATATCTCGGCAGGGATATTTCGCTTGCCGAAATCACACCGAGAGTGATGTCGGAGTTTCGAGACCGCCGATTGAGGGATGATAAACGATCGGGGTCCACAGTCCGCCAGGAGCTCTCATTGATTTCACATCTTTTCACCATTGCAATGCAGGAATGGGAATTGCCGGTATCAAATCCGATAGAGCGTCTGGCACGGCCGAGACCTGCGGCAGGACGTATCCTCGCTCTCACTGACCTGCAGGCTCGGGTCATTATTACGGAAAGCAGGAAAGCCAGGAATGCTCTTTTCCCGGCCTACCTCCTTGTACTCATGCATACCGGCATGAGAGCAAGCGAGGCGGCAGGTTTGCGGAAGAGAGATGTGAATCTGAACAATCAGACGATCATTATCAAGAAGACGAAATCCAAAACACCAAGGACCGTATCGCTTACGGATGCCGCCACAGCCGCTTTAAGGAACATTGATACAGATAACTTTTTCTTTCTGAAGGATAAGGACTTAAGCAGGTCCAATATAATGAATCGGCCGGCCCAGATCTTTCGCGAGAGTTGGGAGGCGACCAAACGCAGGGCTATAGCTGTCAATCCTTCCATTCCTGCAGACCTTACTCTTCATGATATTCGCCATTCTGCCGCCACTTACCTGATTGAACAAGAAGTCCCTCTACGCACGGTGGCAGATATCCTCGGACATAAGACTATCCAGATGACAATGCGTTATACCCACCCCTCAATGGAGCACAAGGCGGAGATGATGCAGCGTATCGAGGGGTACGGTGTTGATATTCAAAAAGAAGTATCGGAGGAAAGAAAGGCGTTGCGGGAGCTCTTGGCGGAAGCGATCAAGATTATCGGCAGCAATGGACTGGATGAGGAATTGAATAAGGTTATCAGAGAAATATCGACCTATTCGACCGTGTGAGTCTTTAGAAAAAAATTTAAGGGTGAGATCTTGATTTCACCCTTAATAACACGCGCGCAGGATCAGGCAGAATGTCGTTTTATGCGATCAATGAATTCCCTCCAGGCTGTCCGCCTGCAGCTGTGAACGTGGCAATGAGATTGTTGATAGGGTGCTCACGCTGCCCATAGCCCGCTCCAGGGAGCGATGCCCATATTTTTCTTATTTTCTGAATCGCCTCTATTATTCTTCCTGCTTTCACATCTTCTGCAGCGCCTCGCTCCTTAATCAGCCGAAGGGCGATTGCATCCTGGGATGCCGGCGAAAAATCGGACAGGCGTAGAACCTTCCTGTAATGATCAAAAGTTCGTTTAAGGATCTGATATCTGCCGGCAGCGGTGGATGAGAGCTTGTCGTTGATCCGGATCAGTTGGCGAGGGTGATCAGAATAGTCATGGAATAACTTTACCCGGCCGGGGAGTGACCCGACTAGGACATTATAGCCGTTGTCCGACTCATCGATAAGTTGCCGGCCAAGTTCAGACCAGGCAAGCATGTCGAGAAAGGCTTGTTCGTTTCTTGTCATTTTTCCACTTTCTCCTCGAGTACGGTTACCCACGTTGTCAACTGGGCAACCTGGTCGCCGCACTCCTTGACTCGCTGGGTGTTGGTGTTCAGGGCAGCAGTGACGTGGCGGAGCTCGGCTGTTATGGCTTCGTTCGCTCGCAGGCAGATATGATCATGGGCTTTGAAAGACACGAGTCTCGGTTCTCCCTCCGGAGTGAAGAATTTTCCATCTATTTTAGAGAGTTCAGTACGAATATCGACTATCTCCCTTGCTTGAATATTGATTATATCGTCGCTGTTTTTGTTGATTTTGGCAGAGAGACGGCCATAGGCAACGCCGACGGCGAAGGCGTTAAGAATTAACGTACCGATAAAACCGGCTATGGTGAGAAACATCGCGTCGATTTGCATGTCATGCCTCGTGAACTGTTCGTGTAAATTTTTTTGAGCCCTTGCCGGTCATGTACCAGCGGATCGCCAGCATCCGCCACCGGGCTCGCCGCCACCACATCTTTTTTTTGACGCAAATCGCATAATACTCCTGGTCGATGATCGGCTGCAGTTCTGCCGGCAGCAGCCCCAGGTTGACGTAGTCACAGAGCACGTCATGGACGCAGGAGGCCTCCATCGATGAGCGGGTGTCGATGCATGGCCCGCTGTTGCCGTCCCAGGGATAGCCGCGGCGGATAGTCAGCTTGCCGTCCGGCTGCAGATCGGTGTGATCGTCGCTGACGGTAAAACCTTTGACCGAGGTCTGGGTCGTGAAGGTTTCGGCCACGACGTATTTATAGCCGTCCCAGTATTTCATTCTATCGACCTCCAGCCGATATCAGTTTTCTCACAGCGACCGGCCGCACTTGGGACAGCGGCAGGCCTCTCCATCCTTGATTTTCACAACCGCAGTCAGGACAAGTCATGGCTGTGGCAAAATGTTTTCGGTGTTTGTCACCGGGCCTGTACCGTCGCCCTGGTTGTGAGACTGGTTGAACTGCACATCACCATTGTAGCGGTTATCCGGTTTGCCGACGGCAGCTGAGAGAACGTTGTCGGCGGCATTGATTCCCATGCCGATAATCGTTCCGTCTTTAATGTCACTGGACACACTGCGAACAGTTTTCCATACCGGGTGCTCGCTCGGCTCGGTGGGCAGCTTCTGATCAAAACGAGCCTGCTCGCGATAGGACACTACCGGCAGATATTCGGTGGTAGTGACTGGGGCGATCATCCCGGGATACTGAACGGTTTTGACCACCGGCTGCCAGCTCATGGTCATGCCGGATTTCTCGTGAGCCTTGCGGATGGCATTGTCCCTGTTGCGAAGGGTATCGTGGATTTCATGCTCCTTGGCAACCGAGGCATCGGCCGTATATCCAGCGGTATTTTTCACGACCTCACCGGCCTCGTTTACCATGGTATCGGTGAGCGGGATCAGCCCGCCTTTACTCCCGCATCCGGACAAAAAGAAAACAGATAACAGACAGGCAAATAACACGAATAACGATCTGATCATTTCACACCTCAATCTCAAAATGTTGCAGGTTTGGGGCTTCACCAATGATCGCCCCGTCTTTGACATAGGCTTTTTTCGGGGCGGCAACGGTGGTCCCCAGGACCCGCATGGCGCCGCCGCCGGATGTGGTCACCGTGCTTGTACCGTCGGAGTTGACCGAGATCACAGTGACTACGATCATCGGACTGCCGGGCAGCAGGCGCTTGAATCTTGCCCATAAATTAGTTGCCATAGTGGTGCCTCGGATTCTTACGCCGGATTCTCAATCGCGTTTATGGTGATCTTGGCCGTTACATAGTTCGCTGTTTCAATCGAACCGTCATTGGCTGCAGTCGCCCGGGCAAATATCTGCGCGGTTTGATCAGTGGCTGATACGTCCATATTTGGCAGAACAATAGATTCCGCCCACCCGGCTAAGCCGTCTTCACTCAATTCCCAAACGATCCCGGCATCTGCGCCGGTGATTGCCACCTCTATATTTGAATAGCTGTCGATGCTGCCGGTATCATCGCTCGCCCAGATGAAAAGGTCAGTTGCCGGGCTTGCCGTGACTGTCGAAGGGATGCCGGTGCCGTTGAGGGTAAACGATACGGCACCGGATCGGATCCGTCGCCGGAGGAGTATGCATCCGGAGTCGCGGTGTTGTCTTTTGTCAGTTGGATCATTTACGCCTCTAATTGCCGTGATATCTCTCGACATCGATTGTTTGTCTTACCTTCAGGCCATCACGGCCCCTGGGGGATGTAACCGAAACGGCAGTGACAAAGCCCTTCCATGATGATACTCCGAGGTTGTACTCGATGATACTGCCCGGCTGTATGATCCCAGGGACGGCCGGGGCGGCAAAGACCGGAAGTTCGATCCGGTGTTTCGACCATTTCCCCGATGCGCCGAGTACGGCAATGCCGAGGGATCTCGCCGCTTCGGTTGCGGTGATCAGCCGATTGGTGATCATCGGGGCGAGCAGATCCCCGGCTGAACCTTCGCGGGTGACGGTGGCCGAGATGCCGCCAGCTTCGCCGGAAACAAAGCAGGCATTGAAGAACGGCCGTTCATCCCATTCGCCGTCAATTCGTGCCGCCATCGAGGCCGGAATCATCAGATCGGGAACCGCGCTGCCGAGCTGCCACGGTGCAACCTTGTAGCGGGGCTTGATGGTGATGGTCTGATTGACCATGTCGGTCTGGACGATGGCCCGGCAGGTATCGACAATGGCTTTAATTACCTGCATCGGGGTTTGGTCCTGGTAGCAGTGGATATTTGCCGGGACCAGCCAGTCATCGAGCCCCTGGAAGGATACGCTCCAGCCGGTATTCTCCAGTTCGTAGGCCATGAGCTGCTGGGCGGTTCTGGCCTCGGCCTCCGTGTACGTCCTGATTTCCGCCATCGGTGTGCCGAGCTGGGCGGAGATCGAGCGGCCGTCAATCGACCGTCTCCTGTTGCCGAAGGCCTCGCCCTTTGCCCAGCGGTCGACCTGGAACTTCCAGAGGTGGCCGTTGATCGCCGCCTCGACCAGGATCGGCCCTTCTTCGGTCGGCTCCAGGAGGGCAAGGCTGGCGTCGCTGCCGATATTTGCCTTGAGCGTCCAGTAGAGACTATCCCAGTCGGTGCCGATGGTCATTCCGGTGATATCGATCGGCGTCCTCTCCGGCAGCCGGGTAAGATACGCGGTGTTTAGCATGGTATACACCGAGGCCCAGGGGCCGGTCGGAATAACGCCAGGCTTGATGTAAAAATAGGCATCGCGCCAGCCTGAAGGCTCGCGATGGCTGCACCGACGGTCATAGGTGAACTGGTCAAAACGGAACCGAATGTTGTCACCATCATCGACCAGGGTGATCGGTACATGAATATTGAAATCGAGGCTGTTGCCCGGCTGCGGTTCATAGCGCCGCCAGCAGATCTCCTGATAATATTCCTTGCCCCAGACGGTTCGGTGCAACTTGTCTTTCGGCGGAGGGTTTCCCCAGGGGATGTCAATAGCTCCAAGATCGAGGATCCTTTTGGCATCATGAAGTATCGAGATGAAAACTTCTTTTGCAGGCGGCGAAATGCTTTTACTGCCGTGATCCACATCGATTGCATTGAGCAGACTCCAAGATATATTCCTGTCATGATCGGCTGCCGTCTTGTCTCGCCATCGCGAGTTGGTGCTTCGGTTGATTTTCTTGGGACAATCATTCCAAGACGCACGCTTTGAATTATCTTTTGCGCCTTTGTCAATCCAGCTCGCCGAAGTTTTGGCCTCGACAATAAGCCGTTTGATCCAGCCCATTCCGATTGAGGTTGTGAGTTGCCGACAATCCTTCCAGCCTGATTTCGCCCGATTGTCGAGAGCAGGGAACTCTCCCCAGGGAACATCGAAATCAGGCTTTGCCGGTTGAACAGTGACGGTGATTGCCGTGCTGGTATCTGTCGATATTGCCCTGATATTGCTGACTGTAGCTTTGACGTCGAAATCTGCCGTGATCCTGGCATAAGTGGTGATTGTCGCTTTAGTATCAAAGAAGGCTGATAGCGCATTGCCGATTGCCGCCAGGCTGTCTGCAGACAGCAGTCTCTGATTGCTGACTGCTCCTTGCAGGTCAAAGTGGACGGTGATGGGTGTGCCCGATATCGGTTCGCCGAAAACGATGTGTGCGCCATCAGGCGGAACGTAGGCTCCGGACAGGGCCAGAATGATGTTTGAGCCGATCTGCGGATCATAGGCCATATCATGCCGTTACCTGTGAAATATGATCGGCAACTTCGGAATTATACGCCCCTGTGTCGTCAATAGCCAAGACGAGCAAATCTCTTTCGCCGTATTCTTGTATTCCGTCTATCTTCCATGATCCGTCTGGCAAAGACCTTGTGATCGCAATAAGATTTAGAGTGTAACGGTGAAAAACTGCTACACGCTGCAATGCAGTAGCGACGCCATCTACGCTAACAGACCCGCCAAGGACATGGCGATCCGTGCGGGGGGCAAGACTATATGGAGCTGGTAGTATAAGCAGCTCATCATTGATATTTATGCTCATTCTCGCCAACCTGTTGTAATTTCAACCGCCCATGATTGGACATACTGAGCACTCCCCTGCATCCCACCAAAAATCAGAAATGTCCTCCCGCCATAGGTGACCTCAGATAAGTATGGGAACACCGTGGGGGTATTGCACGGAAACCATAGACCGGGAAGGTATCCCCGCATGGTGTACGCCGCTCCCTCGTTTACGTATGGACGGGCAAACATATACCCATAGGTTGCCAGCGTAAATCCTTGGGAAACCCCCCCATGATCAGTGCCAGCACATGGGCCTGTATTTGCGATTTGCGGCTGAAACGGGCCATACGTGCCTAACGAGTTTCGTGACACCCCGTTGTGGACATTAGTGGTGCTTGTATGGTTGCCAAAATAGAGATTTCTGCTCCAGTAATAATAAGTAGAAGTCTCGGCCCCCAACATGCAAAAATTAGTATCGTCGCCTCTTATCGGTATTCCATCGCCAAAGAAAAGTGCCTTTATTGAATTGGTAGTACTGCTTACGCAGTTTGCCGCTGGATTAAAGCTACCCGCTGTTACATTAGGCCATACGGTCAGAATGAAAAACCTGTCGTCGGCTATTAAAACCCAGGGCCTTGCAGTGGTATTGGCGGCAGTGCTTTCCATTGAATACAGGGTTGTGTTTGAGAATTTATTGACACCAGTAATATGATCGGTCATATCCTCGTATCCCTGCACAATCGAAGTGGCAAGTGCTGTCGAGTTGACTTGCAGGTATCTCCCCGTCCCAGTCACGGGGTTGTTGCGGAAAACCCCTATACGTGGATTAACGGTGCCGTCATCATATGGCATTGTCCATCCAGCAGCTGCTTTACTACCATAGCCATCCACCAGACATGCTTTAAGTAGCTGCACTAAGGTGTACCCTAAAGCCCCTGCAAGTACCGGAGCATTGCCGTCATCCCATCTGTAAACTATCGGGGCCGCCATTATTCCGCATCTCCTCGTATCTGAATGGTAAATTGATCATTCGGCTCAGTGACCGGTCCCTGCAAGGTGGTTCTCGCAATCCACAAGGGGCCGATCGGGCCATCGGTGTTGAACCGGAGAGCATTATTTGCCGCCCAGCCTGAACCCCAGCCGCGATAGTCGATGAAGAAATACGGTTGATTGGTTGCCGGATTGATTGGCGCGCAGTCCTGGGTGATATAGCCGCTGCCGATGATCCCGAGCTTTTCTTCGATGATGTCGAAGGCTGTTTCGTCGGTGAATTTCAGGCACCACCTGCCATTGATCCCGCCTGCGTTGGTGACGATCAGCGGATAGTTGACCTCATTGTATGAGGCGTTGGTGGCATCGCCGATAAGGTTGTTCGACCAGACAGAAGTCCAGGTTTTCTGATCGAACAGGCCGTAGGCTCTGGCCTGCAGATCCCCGTATAAAAGAGCGGAAGAGACATAGGTGCCTTGCACCGGGTAATTGTTGGTGAGGCCTGACCCGACGATGATCTGGCCGTTGATCTGGACACCGGAGACAAGAGACATGTCTTCGATCCGGTGCATGGCGATAAGCGGCTGGGTGTATTCGCTCAGATCGAGCGGATCCGCCATGGTGAGTTTTTGCGCGTCTTTATCCCAGTTGTAGAGCGTTGACGGCACCCGAACCGGAATCGGCTCGGAGGAATCATATAACTCGACATGGACGATGTTTTCTCTCGGCAGGGTCAGTACCTGCCCAGCCGACAGGGGATTGGCAAGCTGTGTGGTCTGGGTGTTGTGAATGACAACGACATCGCCGGTTCTGACGATCGGCACCCGGCCGTCACTCGGCAGCCGAACAGGATCAAGGCCGATCAGATCGGCGTTAAGCGGAATATACGAATAAACCACGCAGGCATAGGTGAGGCTGTCGGCAAAGACCGGCACCGGCTTGAAGGTCTTGCCGTCTCTTACGTCATCTTCGTGATACCAGGGCTCATCAAAGTATGAGCCGTCATCGGTTACCCATTGCCCGAACTTCAACCAGACGATGCCTTTTTCATAATCAACCACACCGCCTACCAGTGAGCCGGAGATAGAACCATCAAAGTTGCTGGTGCCGGAAACGGCTGTACCGTCCAGGGCCACGCCGCTGATCGAGATCGAGCCGGGGCGAAGCGGTGCGCCGGGTGTCCGGAAGGTGGCATCGGTCAGCAACTGTCTGCCGATTCTGGCAGAGAGAGAATGAACGATAATGGTATTGCTGCCACCGTCATAAACGGTGAGCGTTGCCACGCCGGTTGAATAATCGATCGTTCCGGCCTCAACACCAAACCCTGTTTTCGGGTCGACATTGCGATAGAGCTTGCCGAGGCGGTCAACATACCGGACCCCGCTCCACGAGAAGGAAACCGATCCGGGTAGGATGGTGTAGCCGACATGGTTCTCGAGCAGGTTGATGACAAAGGGTTTAGCCGGGATGATCTCGTCGGCTGTTTCCGCCCCAGCAGCCGTCAGTGAGTAGGAAAAATTAACCTGCCCGACGAAGGAGTCCGCCCAGGCAATGATCCGCGTCTCCTTGTCGTAATACTGAATATTTTTGGAGCAAAACCCGAAGGCCGATCCTATTGCTGTGCCCATGATTCTCCCTTACCCTGCGCAAATTCTAAAAGTATACGGCTCTTGCCAGGTCTCCAGACCTTCAACATTGGTCAGATCGAACTGGCAGACGCCGGTGATATAATCAATCGTGCCGGTGATCCCGTTGGCCTTGGTGTTTCCCGGCCATGAGGTGTGCGATACCGGCACCGGGATATCCCAACCAGGTGCGGAGAGATTACCGGCTCCATCATCGCGCAGAGCATAGACGTGCTGGTAACTGGAAAAAGCGATCAGGGCATTGATTGACACGCTGCCCGGTTTGATCGGTGTCTGCGGCAGGGTGATGGTGCACAGGCCGTTTTGGTTGGCCGTTGTCGCCCCGGCCACCAGTGGGTATTTTTCATAGTCGATGGTGTATTCACCACCGGCAACCGGCAGAGCCGTCGGCCTGAAGGCAAACTCGCCGGTGGCGTAGTTGATCCAGCCTGTTGCGTCTCCAGTGAGATACCCGAGACCATCATCGGTAGACGTTCCGGTGCCGCCCGCAGCGACCGGCCAGGTCATTGTAAATGAGCCTGGGGCGACAGGCTTATGGGCCAGCGTGTGGCTGATCTCCGCAACGTCGATTGATACCTCTCCGGACAGGTCGACCGTTTCGATCGGGTTTGCCCAGTTGAAGATGATCGCTGTCTCCACATCGGGCAGCGCTCCGCAGGTAAGGATGATGCTGCCGGTCGCATAGTTGACCGTCCCGGTCCCGGTATTTGCGATATCCGGGATGAGGACGCCGTTGCCGTTATCGCGGAGCCGGTACCATTTGCCCTGGGCCATGTAATCGACCCAGATGCTTTTCGGGATCGGCAGCGGATCCAGGATCGCGGTGTAGTTGTAGCCTCGATTCGACAGCTCAACATATTTAAAAAGGGTGTTCGGCACCCTTGGCACCTCGACACCGACGACAGCGGATACCGACATGTTTGCCGTATATCCGGCGCTGATATTGGAAAAGGTCACGGTGCCGGTCGAATACTCGACTATTCCAACCTGGCTTGATCCTGCCATCAGGATCCCGTTGCCGTCATCGATGTAGGTGTGGGTTGAGCCGATGACAGTCAGAGTCTTTGGCTTGATGCCTCTGCCGAAGTGGAGTTGGGCGTTGTTCGCGACGGCAAAGGAGGCAACCGTGAAGTTATACGCTGATCCGCTGCCGATAACCGGCCCGGCCTCACCGACATTTAAATCCACCATCGGCGCTTCGCCCTGGGCGGACGGTACAAGGTGGGTGAAAATCGAATCGACATTGATCTCGATGTCGCCTGCGGTGATCTGTTCTGTCGGCAGCATTACCCCGTAATACTTCGAAGCATCGGAAACTATGGTGGTATAAACGTTGGTTGGCAGAGAATCGTTCTTGCTGATTTCAACGCCGGGGAACGTATCGCGCAAGGGATCACCAATCTCCACCTTGATGATATCGCGCCTGAAGGCCATGGCCGTTGCCCCGTATTCAGAGCTTTCAGAAGTTGCATTAAACTCGGCGCTTGTTGCTTCAACCTTTGTGACCCGTACAAACTGCTGAACCTCGTTGGCCAGGCCCTTGTCTTTATACAAACAGAGTACGCTGCCAATATCGGGGATCTTGGTCCCTTTAATCTGGAACATCAGCAGGGACCTTGATCCTGCAGGCTGATCACCCCAGAGCCAGCCCTGATACCTGGGGCCGACCGTGACATAGGATTCAAGGCGGTTGCGTGCTGCCGTCCGTTCATCATTCGGATCGCCGGTCGAGAACATGCAGACCGAAACATTCGGATCCTTGGCCGGAAGCGACAAAATAACATGAGCGCCGGAATAGGCGTCGGTATCGGCGGTCTGGACTGAGACAAAAGCTTTACGCAGGCTCACCCGGCCATAGACGCGGTCAAGGCGTGAGATATCCGGAAAGAGGTTATTGACGTTGCCGTCGACAATCTCCACGCCGGTCATGCGGCCGCCGCCGTCGTCATTGTCGGTGAGGCGCTGCGAGGCCATGAGTTTTACATCTTCGGTTAAAATCGGCATGTGTTTCTCATTCTTCTTAGTTTTCCGACAGGATCAGAAAGCGCAGGGCTTTCAAGAAATATTTTTCATCGTCCGGCGGCGGAATGGTCCGGAAGACGGGATCCGCCTCGATCGGTTTTTCATTCTGTCTAAACATCACCTGAAAGGACCGGCTGCCGATGACAAGGGTCATCTCTTTGCCCGGCACGGCGGCTAGTGCCATAAGATCAAGCACCGTCTTTCTCGTAGTCCAGGCCTTGCCTTCTTCGCCGGTAAGGGTGATAGGTCGCCCGGCCTGTTTCGTGGCAATATCGATCAGGAGCGCACCGGTAGTCGAGTATTCCACCGACTGTTCGACCGGGGTCCATTCCGTTTCGTCTTCCCACCAGAGGTCTTTCGGCAGGGTGATGGTATCGAGCGTGATCATCATGCGCTTAGCCCCGCCTGCTCCAAGGCTCTGAAGAATGCTTCCATATCGTCCCCACTGCCGCGCAGGGCGCCGTCTTTGAATTTCAGTTCATGGACTTTGGCGACCTGGTCCTTGCCTTGGTCCTTGCCCTGGCCCGTTGCTATTGACGAGATTTTGCCGCGGATCCCGGAGGTGAGATCGCCGAACAGCTCGGCCACTCCAGGCGGGATGGCAAACATTGCCTCTTTGGCGGCGGCGCGTTGTTGCCTGCCGGCGATATCAATCCCCAGCTCTCCGGTCGATCCGATCCCGCGCAGGGCCGTCCGTCTTGCCTGTTCCGCAGTGATGCTGCCTGCCCCGCTTTTCAGCGAGCTGTACAGTTCCCTGGCCTGGTCGGAAAGCAAAAGAGCCTTATCGAGATCGCCGGCTTTCATTGCTTCCCGAGCGGCCTTCTCGTACTCCTTGGCCTCTTTGGCCTTCCTTCGCCATTTCGATTCGGGCGGAGTTTTGATGTCGAGTTCATCCATCTCCCGGGCAAGCGACTTCTCGCGGCCGGCAATATCATCCTGCAGCGACCGGACCTTATCGGCGTATTTCTGAAAGGCGGATTTGGCATTTTCGGTGGCGGTTGCTTGTGCTTTCACCCATTCTTCGGCTGAATCCTTGCCGGCTTCCGCCACCGACTCATGGACCTGTCGCATCCGCTCTTCATATTCTTTCGCGTTTGCCAGGCTCTTTTGCCACTCCTCATCATTGCCGGCGGGACTAAAGGACTCGGCGACCAGGTCGGCCTCCTTTCTTTTCTTTCGTTCGTCTTCGGCTTCGTGCTCCCGGGCGATCCGCTTCTCTTTTTCCCGGGCCAGCTGTCCGGAACGTTCCCTGGCAAGAAGTGAAGGCTCGAAGTGAGCGTCCGGAATTTCGACCTTCTTCTGTTCCAGTTCGACAGCAGCCTTCTTTTCCTGCTCCAGCCGCTTTTCCTCTTCCTTCAGGGAGTCCGGTTCTTTTTCGAGCTCTTTTTTTATCTCCGTCTCAGGACCCGCGGCAGGAATCTCCTGCTTTCTTTCCGCTCGCCATTTCTCCAGGGCCTTCTTTCGATCTTCCGTCAACTTGTCCGGATCCCATGAATCCATGGCTTCGAGTTCTAAAAGAGTGAAGCCGTCGATGGAGTCGTCTTTCTTCTTTTCATCCGAAGGCAGCTCTTCCTTCGGCGGTAGTTCTTGTTCGGGCGCTTTTTCTTTTGGCTTGTTTTTGCCTGCGACTTCCTTGTCGATTTCTTTCAGCCGCTCTTCATACGCCTGTCTTGCGATCTCGATATTCTTGTCGATCTCGGCGGTATCGCCGCCGGTGAGCGCCCGCCACATCTTACGGGCACCGAGCTGCAGCCGGTCAGCCCAATAGATTAAAGTGGTCATGCCTTTCTGGACGATGCCGAACTGATTCAGCAAGGTGCCGATTTCCCAGCCCACAGCCAGGGCGGCAAAGATTCCACCGAGGCCTCTGATAATAGTGCCGAGGCTTTTGGCAGAGGTACCGATCTTGCCGAAAGAAGCGGTCGCGCCGGTGCTGAGAGTTTCCGCGCCTTTGCCAACCTTGCCGAAAGAGGCGAGAGATTCGGTACCGAAGAGGGTCGCGGCATTGCGCAGCATGTCGAAGATCTTTTTCACGCCGTTCAAGATTATCGCGCCACTGACAAAAGCGACTATCGCACCGGACAGCTCCGGAAACCTGGCGGTCAGATCGGCAATGGGTTTCAGCAGGGCCGTCAGCCACTCCGCGCCTTTCTGCACTGCAGGCAGCAGCCCTTCGCCGATATTGCGGACAATCTCGAGCACTGCATTTTTCAAGAGGATCAATTGATTGCCGGTGGTCTCCGACTGTTTCTTGAATTCCTCATTCATCGCCCCGGCATAACTCGAAGCGTCAGCCACCTGGCTGAGAGCATCCTTATAGGTCTGCATGCCGTTAACCAAGGTGGCGATATCGTCCTGGTATTCGGTGCCGAACAGGCCGGTAAGTACCTCGCTCTGCGCGCGTTTGTCGAGCTCGGCCAGGCTGGCGAGCAGATCTTCGATCGCCTTCTGCGGATCTTTCGCCACCGACTCGGCCATTTGCTCCGCACTCATGCCGATTTTTTCCAGGGCTTCCTGGAAGGGTCCCGCCTGCATGGTCGCGGTCTGCATTTTGTTGAGCATGGCGTTGATGCCGGTAGCCGCCGTCTCGGGCGTCTTGCCCAAAGAGAGAAAGGCGGCGGCAAGGGCCGCGGTCTTATCCCGGGCAAGACCAAACTGCTGGGCGGTACCGCCGACCCGCAGCATGACCTCGACGATGCTTTTTTCATTGGTGGCCGTGGTATTGCCGAGCTTGTTGATGGCGTCGCCGAAGGTCTCCACCTCGGGAATGCTCAGGTTGAAGATGTTCTTCAGCTTGCCGATCGCGTCTCCGGCATCATCGGCCGTCATATCGAAAGCTGTTCCCATCCTTGCCGCGACATCGACAAAGGATTGAATATCGCCGACAGCAAGACCAAGGGAACCGCCGGCCGCGGCGATGGATGCCAGTTCGGCGGCATTCATCGGGATCCTGCGGGTCATCTTCTGCAGGCCATCGCCAAGATCGTCGATCTGCTGCCTGGTGCCGTCGACAACTTTTCCCACCTTGGCCATGGCGGTCTCGTAGGAAATAGCCTCACGAACGGGAAAGGCGGTGCCGGCGATCGCCCCGCCGATCTGCAGACTCTTGCTGCCGATACCGTCAAAGGCGTCGCGCCAGGAGAGAGTTTTGCTTCGCAGCTCGTCAATCCTTTTGCCCATGGCGAGCTTTGCCAGGGTAAGTTCTCGCATGCTGGCCTTGCCGGAGGCAGCAAGCGTCCGATACGCCTCCTTGACCTTTTTGATCTCGGCATCAGTGCCGCTAAGACCAAGGATTTTCCTGGCGTTCTGCATCTTCGGCGGATTTCCGATGGCGGCGTACAGCTCGCGCTGCTTTTTGCGCAGGGCTTCAAGTGCTCGGACCTGGTCCTTTGACGACAGGGTCCCGGCGGCAGCGGCATCGCGGTAGACTTTCGTGAGCCCGGCCATCTCCTGGCGTACTTCGCCGATAGTTTTTACCCCGAGCAGGTTGCGCATCGCCTGGATCTTGGAAAGGCCGTTGATCGACTGCTTCAGCCGGTCGTACTCGCCGGTGAGGTTCTTGAGGTCGAACCCGGCGGTACGCATGGTTGAACGCTGGCCGTCGATGACATCCTTTTGTTTACGGATCGCCGTTCCGAGTTTGTTCACTGCAGCAACGGACTTCTCGTACTCACCGGCCATCGCCTCATTGCCGGGCTTGGCCATCTCCGCCTTGAGGCCGCGCATCTTTTCTTTCGCGGCGACAAACTGATCGTTCAAGCCCTTGAACTTGTCCAGCATGGCCTGAAACGATTCAACCTGCTTCAGCGACTTGAGATCGTCGCTCAGCTGCTTGACTTCGCCCCGGCCGGTGTAGGCGGCCTGGATCTCGTAGACTATCTTGCTTGCGGTGGTCATCGTTCAGCGTTTCCTGGCCTTGTGGTCTTCAAGGAGTTCTTCGAGCAGCAAATGAAAAAAGGAATAGCCGTACTGGCGGACATCGTAGCCGGCAATGATCATTCGGCAGACGAGTCGCCTGAACCGCTCTCGGTCGAAGCTTCCGAAAGACCCAGGATGCTTTCGTACCGGCCGATCATTTTGGACAAAAAATCGTTCACCCGGGCGGTCGCCGCCCAGATATCGTTCAACCCGCTCGGGGAAAACTTCGTGTTCAGCTCTTCGGCGCCAAGACCGGTTGCCGCCGTCACCACCTCGATCGGGATCGGCGAGTCGATCAGCCGTTCCGCCAAGGTTGCCTGCCGGTCAATGGCAAAGGAAGCAAACAGCTTGTCGATCTCGGCCACGGTCAGTTCCCGGACGTCGATATCGATACCGGCGACCTTTATTTTTTCTTCTTTTATCATCGCGTCACTGTTGATCCTGGGGGAAGAGGAGCGAGCGGCCAGGAGAAACCGCCCGCCCCAGGGGGAACACATCGTCTCTTACAGCGGAATGCCGTTGATCTTGCCGGGGGAGGTCATTCCTTCCGGCGTCTCGAACGTCATGGCGAACGGCAGCTTCTCGTAATCCGATTCGGGTTCCGAGATGATGCCGATCTCGCTGCCGGAAGCGAGCACCACCGAATAGAACTCGGCATCGATCTTCTCGCCGGTGTACTCATTCTGGCCGTCGACCATGATCGCTACCCGGATGAGGGTGTTGGTGCCGATGTCCACCCGGTAACCGGATTCGGCGGCGTAGGAGTAGGAGACATGCAGGGTTGAGCCGTCCGCGATAGTCCCGGTGGAAAGAACCTCGATCATGCCGAGGTTGGCGTTGACCGTGTAATCGGTGCCGACATCGTAAGTGGTTGTATCGGCCTCGTCTTTGACCACCACGCTCGATACCTTCTTGTTGGCAAGGCGAACAAACTGGTCATGCACGGCAACGATTGCTTCCGGAGTTCCCGCGTCAACCGTCCCGGCTTCGGCGGTCATGGCGGTTGCCCCGCCGGACAGCCCCCAGGCGAGCGTCTTCGCCAGCCATTGATGGATATCCATGTTGCCTGTGATCGACTTCAACCGGGTCAGGGTATCGAGGGTCTGACCGAAGTTTTCGATCTGACGGGAGATCTGCGATTTCTGCTCCGTCTCGACCTTTAGTTTCAACGGAAAAACGTTGCCGACCTTGAAGTAGCCGCCGACAAGTTGCTTGTTTGCGTCGAGCAAACCGAAATAGACGGAGCCGACCAGGGAATATGCTTTTGAGCCCATGTAATTATCCTCCGTGCCCTGATGGCACTATGAATTGCAGTTTCATCGTCAGCCAGTAATAGGGGTGAGGCTGCAGGCCTTCACTCCCTTGCTCCGGGCTGCCGATAGTAAATGGTACTGGGGTTTCCAGCCGGTAAGGCGGAAATGAGCGGTCGTTTGCGATACGGCCGAGAGCCAGTGCCAGTGTGGTGATATCCCTGGTCCCGGCAATGATGTCGCCTGAAGTGTAGATTCCGGCATGGAGAATGATCCCAAACGGGGCAGGTCGCATAAAATCAAACCCGCCGTTATGAATCGCCCAGCGAACCAGAGGAAACTCCTGGCCCTCCTGATGGTCATGACTTTTCGGCGGCAGCATGGTTTCAACGATCTGCGGCGCCCGGGCGACACCTGAGGGTTTATGCTCAAACCGGAGACTGCCGGTAAGCTCGGCAAGCCGGGCAGTGAGAATAGAGGAAAATTGTTCATTCATGCTTTTCCCCCTTTGACGTTGACCTGGTAGTTCAGTTCCTGCATGAAAACCTTTTCAAATTCTCTGGCCAGAATTTCGCCATCCTGGCTGATGACATCGCGGATCACCGAGTCGACTGGCACCGCCGCCCTGACCACCGGGAACCGGCCGCGGTGTTCGGTCCAGCCCCGATCACCGGGCCGGTGCCTGGTCGGGTAGAGTTCCGGGCTGTAGTGTTTCGAGTGGAGGCGGATCCATACTTTCTCTTCAGTGGTATATATTTTGGCGAGGAAGGCCCCGGGATAGAGCCGCCTGCCGACTCGGACCCCGCCCGATTTTCCCGGAATGCCATAGACTGCAGGAGAGCCGATCGAGTAGGGCGAGATGTCCCATGTACCGATCCAGACTCGCAGGGTGTCTGCTCCAGGCTCGAGAGAGGTGGAGAAGAACCGGCCTTCAAGGGCTTTTTGCGGAATCCGCAGTGACTTGGCCGCCCGCCTTTTGATATAGGTTTCAATCCTCCTGCGCATCTTTCGAAGAGTCGAGGTTCTCGCCGCTTCGGCTTGGAAATCTGCGGCTCCGGCCATCTTCGCCAGGTGGTCAAGGAGGCTGTGGTCAATCGTCAATTGCAGCATCAGGAGATAAACCTCGTGAGCGTAATGCGCAGGAGGATGCCGATCTCTCCCACCTGGCGGATATCATAGTCTGCCCCGTCGATCTTCATCCTGCCGCCGACCACCGGCTGCCAGCTCAGCTTGTTACGGTCGACCGTCAACCGGATCCCTTCGATCAGCAGGCCGTCCGCCCCAAAGTGACCGCCGGCAAAGGCCTGGGCTTCTTCCTGGTTGAGACCGGTTTTGACCGCGTCGACGGCAAAACCATCAATATCAACCGGCCGCCCCAGTACTCCGGAAGAGGTGGCGGCGGCAAGGTCGGCAAGGGCTTTTTCGATGGTCATCGCGGCACCTTAATTAATGAGGCCTTTTACCAGCAGCCCAGGGCGGCGACAGAGCGGCAGTGGGTTTGCTTCGGTGAGGACATCGATCCGTTTGCCGTTCGCCGCCATGACCTGCTTGGCATAGAGCGGCAGGCCGTAGGTGTTGACGGTTTCAAAGTAGTTGGCCGGCGCATGGTGGATCTTGAAAGTTGACTGGGTGCCTACGGGGAAGAAGTGGGAATCCTCGTCACCGATGAACTGCCGGACATTACCTTCCGCGTCGGAAGCCTTGGCCCTGTATTCCTCAAAGGTGATGCCGCCAAACGAAAAACCCTTCCGCGGATCCTGTCCGCCGCCGGCAAGCTCGATAGCCTTGGCATGGTTAAGGAAGAACTTCTCGACCTTTTCATGGCTGATGAGAGTATCGAAAAAGGTTGGGCCGCAGAGGCAATGGACTCCGGTCATAACTTCGCCGAGAAGGTTGTCCTCTATATGACGGATCACCGCCCGGCATTTGGCGGTCACGTCCGTGGCACTGTTGGCGAGCGCAAAGGTGATGGACTTCATGATGATTCCGAACTCATCATAGAGGTTGTTGAGTACGGTCCCGTCGGCATCGAGAATGATCCCCTTCAAGGCACCAACCATCAGATATTCTTCGGTAATGGCATGGGAGGCCCGCATCTCGAAGAGCCGTTTGGTCATCTCGGTGTTGAGGGCTTTGGGATCAATCGAGCCCGCTTCACGATGTCCCTGCAGATCAGACGGCAGAATCACATCGTCATAGGGGATGTGAGGAATGATGAAAGACCTGGTTTTCGCCTTGGCATGTTTCTTCTTCGGTGCCGGGGAACCTACGGGCTGGGATTTCAGCAGGGTGATAACGCCGTTGGTCTCGTCGAGGATGACTGTACGGGTACGCACCGGATCGGCCGTGAAAAGACCCAGCTGCCGAACCCTGCCGTAGGTGTTGGGGATAATGTTGATCGCCCTGGTCATGGTGGCCAGGTCATATCCGGACTCGTCGAACGGGTTGATGATCAAATCCATAATTGACTCCTTGTTTTTTATCGGGTCCTTGGTCCCGGAAATGTTTATGCCAGACCTACGGCCTTGATACCGAGGGCTTCAAGTTCGCCGATTGCTGCAGTTTTCTCCGGTGCGGTGATACCTGCCGGCCAGACCAGATTGTCCATAGCCACGAGAGCTTCACGCTCAATGATGACGCCTTCCTTGTCGGCAGCGGTCGCATCCACCGCACCGATCATGATGCCGGCAGCCGCTTCGGTGCCGTCTGCTGCCGCCGGATTAAGAGGAGCGTACTTGCCGCTTGCGGTGATCTTGCCGACGACTTCGAGCAGGCTGACGCTGTTGCCGCTTGCGATCGTTATTTTCCTGCGGGAGTAGTCGTTGTCTTCCTCCCACTTAATCCCGTCGCCCAGGCTGTTTGGTTCTGTTTTTACTGCCATGTCATTCTCCTTTTGATTTCATGATTGATTGCACTACTTCGCCAGCTTCTCGCAGGAAGCGATGAGTGGATGTTTGTCGTCGCCGGACAGCGGAGTGACGGTGGATTTGATCATGCTTTTCTGGGATTTTTCCGCCCTCATCTTCTGGATGGTTTCCCGGGCATCGGTCACGGTCGCGGAGTTTTTCAGCAAGCCCACGGTTTGATCGATCGAAAGATTTCCGAGCTGGCAGAGTTCGGCCACATCAAGCATCTCTTTCTTTGCCATCTCGCTTGCTTCGGCAGACTTTGCCGCGATCTCTTCCGTCTTGACATAGCCGAGCTCGGCAAGGGCAGCCGGGCCGTCTTCTGCGGTCAGGAGTTTTTCCATTCGTTCTTTGGTGGTCATAGACGCGCCTCCATATATTGTGGTTGATTGTTGTTCTTCTATCTCTGCGGCCAGCAAGGCCACTGCCTCGTCAAAACCGGCGATTCCGTCTGCAAGGCCCGCTTCAATCGCCTGTTCGCCGTAGTAGACGCCGGCGTTCATGGAGAGCACCTTTTTCAAGTCAAGACCACGGAACTCGGCGACGGTTTTTGCGAACTGCATTCCCGCCTGGTCGACACTGGCCTGAAGTTTTTTCTTCAGGTCGGCGGAGAGCGGTGCATGCGGTGAAAAGTCGTTTTTCTCGGCACCGAAATAAACGGCGGTGTAGGTGATGCCGTCCATCTCGTTTTTCAAGGACTGGTCGCGGTGGATGGCAATGCAGCCAATCGAACCGACTCCTGCGGTCTGATCGGTGAGCAGAATTTTACGGCAGGCGGCGGCATTGTAGTAACCGGCGGAAAAGCAGCTCAGATCGATTACCGCATAAATCGGTTTTACCGCATCGGCCTGCCGGATGAACCTGGCCAGCCGCTCACAACCGGCATGAACGCCACCATAGGTGTCGAAGTCGATGATCATTCCGGCGATCTCCGGATCGTCAAGACAGGCCTGGATATCCTTTTGCATATACCGGTAGGAGCGCAGGCCCGAGCCGTCGTCAAACCCATGGTTGCGATGGACCAGGCTGCCAAGGGCGGAGACCACCGCGATTGTCTCACTTCTGGTCTGGTTGACCGGGCGGGCCTTGGCCTGGACCGAGCCGTTGTTGCGGTCGCTGCCGATGGCCGGGAGCAGGTCGGAAAAATCGATGCTGATCGGATGGTCCGCCTTCTTGTTCAATACACCAAGAATAACGTTCAGCTTATCCGGAGTGATCAGAAGCGGCCGGTTGAGAATTTCAGTAAGGATGTGTTCTACGCCCATGTTGCACCTATTGAGTTTTGGCAGAGTCGATGACGATCTGTTCCTCGACCTTTTGCAGGGTTCCTGACTGGGTAGTCTGGGATGGATAGCAGTCGTAGATCAGGCCTCGTTCAGCGGCCTTTTTCTGTTCGGCCTGGTTCTGCCTGTCTACCCGATCAATATTGCCGCCGCGTTTGGCGATCTTCTGGCCTCGTGTTTCGATGCCGTTTCTGATATCCATCAGTTCTGCCACCCGGTCCTTGACCGGATCAGTGAAGTCCCAGCCGTCGAGATGCCAGTCGACCCGGTGAAAGAGTCGCGGGTTTTTCAGGTAGTGGGAAACAGAAATGGTTTTTGTCGCACCGTTAAGGACTGCCGTCTTGATCCACCGGTTGATGTAGGGGCGGCAGTACTGGAAGACGAGGGTCCTGGCGATGATGGTTTCGCAGAGTCGGCGGAACTCGATGAGGCCGGCCCGGAGTGAGGTGTAAGTGACCCCAGCCAGGTCGCCGGTGAGCTGCTCATAAGTGATGCCGAGGCCGCGGGCGATGATCCGGAACTGCAGCTTCATGAAGTCGAGGTAATTGTTGCCGACATCGGCGGTCTCTGTGAACGCCACCTTCTGGCCGTTGCGCAGGACAGGGAAGGTGCCAGGTTCCAGCCGCATCGACTGGACGCCGTTCTCACGTGATAGAGGCTTGCCGCCCATCGTCCGGTCGGTGATCGGATTGTCCGAATAGATGAACCCGCCCCAGAGGGCAGACGCTTTTTTGCGGACCACTTCCGCATCGTCGTAGACATCGATCTCATGCAGCTTGACGATGATCGGGGCCAGCCAGCTTACGCCGCGGGCTTGTCCGGCGCGAAGCGGTCTGAAGACATGGGCGATATCGCTTGCGTCGACCGCGATCCGGCTGAGGTCGGAAGAGGTGAGAAATGTTTCTCCGGGATGGTCGGCATACAGCCAGTACTTGTAACGCCGGCCTTTCCGCCATTCGATCCCGAAGCGGATCTCGTTGCCTTCCGGGCTGATGTCATTATATCCGGCATCAAGGTGGTCTGATTCCAGGAGTTGCACCTGCAGGGGGACAATCAGGCCGAAATCTGGATCCACATCGTGAAACCGGCCGAGTACTTCACCGTCCCGGACCACGGAACGGCAGGCGATTTCCTGGGTACCATAGAAATCGGAGATCCCGTAGAAGTCCGCCTCGAGCTGGCTGTCGTCCCAGAGCTGCTGGAGTTCGTCCTTCTGATCCTGGTTGTCTAGGTTCCAGCTGGGTGAGATGTCGGTTCCGACCAGGTTGGCGACAAAGGAATCAATGCCGCCTTTAGCGGTGGGATTGTTCCGTTCGAAATCCCGGCTTCTTTTGCGCAGGGCGGTGAGGTTCCGGAAAGCGGCAGCGTTCGGTCCGGCCGAAGAAAGTCCCCAGTCTCCAATACGATCGGCGGTCGATGCTCCTTCGTACAGCGGCGAAGCGGCAAGCCCGGCCGAGGGAAGAGGTAAGCCGGTTCGGTCAAGGATGGTGCCGGGAGGAAAGTTCATAATCCCTTGCCTCCATGAATCCTGAAGGCAAAGATGACATTAGAGGCTGGATCCGCGGCGGAGAGTTCGGCGGCGATCTCGTTGCGCAAGGCACGGAGCTGAGGCAGCTCGATCGGCGAATATTGGACAACGTTGCCGTCGATGACAAATTTAACCGGCCGCTTGTTGGTGGCGAGCTCAATGATTGCTTGTTCTATGTTGGTAAGATCGGCCTGGGTGAATGCCACTGGTGCCTCCGTCATGAAAAACAGAATTATTTTTCATGACTGTACACCCTGTTTTTGGGGATTTTCTTCTATGATCACGTATGACCTTCTATGACCGTCCAAGTGGTGTTTTAATGCTTGACAGGGGTTTCGTTTGAGGTGGAAACGAAACTGGGTAGCGATTTAAAATCCTGAAAGCGCGGATTCTAGTTTATTGACAATGGTGCATATGATTGTTAGATATTAAGAATATGTACAAGAAATACATTATAAATAATCACTCTGGACTGTCTTTGATTTATTTCTATAGAAATTATTTAACCATTTGAAAATTCAGATATTTTAATAATCAGACGAGCGCAATATCAAGGATTTCATAAGCTCTTTTCTCCTTTTCATAAATTATCTCCCTTAGGTAATATAGGAAATCGGAGGTGTTACAAATGGGTAAATCTTGGACTGAAACAGAAAAGAGAGTGTGGAGTTGCCTGACTATCGGAGAAATAGCTGATCTTCAACCTGGAAGCATCGTCAGGGCTAGCTTCATCAAGCAGTTATGTACTGAGCCGAACCTGATCTCCAACCTTCAACCACATGGGATTCGCGTTCGCGGTAGCAACATCGAAGGTAGTCTAGATTTAAGGTTACTCAACATCCCCTTCAACCTTTCTCTCACCCAATGTTCAATTCCTGATACGCTTGATCTTCGACATGCTGCTATTAAAGCATTGGATTTATCAGGATCAAAGACAGACAGTATAGACGCTGACGGTTTAACAGTTTTTGGTAATTTTCGGCTGGCTGATGAATTCTCAGCGGCTGGATCTGTCTGCCTCATGGGAGCAAAAATTGAAGGAGATCTCATTTGCACCAGAGGGTGCTTCGATAATCAGAATAACCAAAAGTTTGACACACAGAAAACCAATTGTGGGGGATCTAATACCACAACCAGTTGTGGAGACTGCAGAAAAAGCACTTTACACAGCTACTCTCTAGTTCTTGAGAGAGTTTACATTAAGGGCAGTGTCTATCTCTGCGACGGTTTCTCCGCTTTTGGCGGAGTGCATCTCGGAGATAGCACCATCAATGGTAATCTTAACTGTACAAATGGCAAATTTATTAAAAGAAGTGGTTGTCAAAAGGAGCTATCGAATGGTCGACGTCTCACCTGTTATTCGGAAGCAGAATTCCATGATGCCTGTGCTTTCAACGGGGAAGGGATGCATGTTAAAAGGAACATGATATTGAACGATATTAATGTCGAGGGTGAGATTCGCTTGACAGGTGCGCTTATTGAAGGAGACTTGGATTCTGCTGGAGGGAAGTATAAAAACAAGGGAGCCAACGCGATCTATGGCGACCGGATGCACGTCAAAGGCAATGCTTTTTTCTGTGACAGATTCGAGGCCGAAGGAATTATACGATTCCCGTGTGCCAGAATTGGTGCAGATATCAGTTTTTATAATGGAATGATGAATGGCTCAGATGATAATGTCCCTGTTCTCTACTGTGAAGGCATAAAGGTTCAAGGGACATTTTATCTTAAAAAATTTGAGACTAGAAAAGGTTACATCAACCTTTCACACGCCACTATTAGTGGAAACCTTGATTGCACAAACAGCAAATTCCTGAATGAGGGTGTCTTTGCCATCAATGCTAAAGGCATGAGTATAAGTGGGTCAGTTTTCCTGCGTAGCTTTAAAGAAAAAAATCTCGAAGATTTCGACAGGAATATATTCCTTGCCAATGCCTTCGTTTGTCTCACTGGGTCAAAATTAGGTATGGATCTTGTTTGCACTGGAGGACATTTCAAGTTAGGAAAACCTTGCACTCTTGAAAACCCATACTTTGATTCTATTCAAGCGGGCAACATGTCTATAGGTGGTAAAGTAGAAATGGATGAGATCGAGACAGAGGGGGGTGTCAGAATCAGTGATACTCGAATAGGAAGTTACCTTAATTGCAACCAAAGCAAAATCAGTACCCCCACACATGAAGGAGATCATGTCTATGCGTTCACTGGAGGGAAATTGCATGTCGGTGGGAGTCTTTATCTCGGTGATGGATTTACTGCCAAGGGTGAAGTTATGCTCAATGATGCATCAATCGGTCGAAACATTTATCTAAATTCAGGAACTATTAAAAACGAAGGAGATTTCTCCCTGAGAGCAATGCAAATGCAGGTTGCAGGTAGCATTATTTTTAAGAACTTGATATCGCATGGCGAGATCAAAATTGATTTTTCTGTAATTGGAGGAAATCTTGATTGTTCAGGAGGTGAGTTTTTGAACGATAAATCTAAGACGGAGAGACGAAAAAAAAGAGATTCTCCAGATGAAGAATTAGAACGTCATTATGCTTTTCGGGCGATTGGGCTAAAGACGGAGGGAAGTGTTTGGTTTAAGGATTTTAAAGTTGATGGTGCAGTTTCCTTTCAAGGGGCTGTTATAGGAAGAAATTTTTATTGGAAAGGTGTCAAAGATTCGCAAAAAGTTTCACTTTTCCTTGATGCGGCAAAAGTCGAGGTCTTGGTTGACGATATTGATAGTTGGCCTAAACAGAATAACCTCCAAATTAACGATTTTGAGTACCAGTTCATAAGAGATCAAGGCCCAGAAGAATTAGAAAAACGTAGAGAGAAATGGTTGTCTTTATCTAAGGATTTCCGGACACAGCCTTACGAGCAACTCGCCAAAGTGCTCAAGCGGAGTGGTCACTTAGAGGAGGCTAAATTGGTTCTTATAAAAAAACATAATCATCAGAGTGGTAACAACTCGATGAACTTCATAATGAAAAAAGTAGGTCCAAAATTAAGAAAGAAGCTAGCTTGGTGGCACAATTTTCTCGTTGGATATGGATACAAACCTTTTCGGGCAGCTGTGATTGGATTGTTTATTGTTTTGTTTGGTTCTTTCATATTTTACTCTGGATTCCACTTTGATCTTATGGTGCCAAGTGAGTATAAAGGAGGGTATCAGGTAGCTAACCTATCGGAACCAGAGCAAGTTCAAACAGTTCAGGTGGCGAACTTCTTGGGCAGGAAATGTAAACCTAACAGAAGAATTACAGACACATCAGGTTTCTACTATTTTTTTTATTCTTTAGATACTTTTTTACCCATTGTCGATTTTCAGACAGCTGCTTACTGGTTGCCAACCGCTTATCCACAGGTTGAAAATGGAGATGAATGCAGTGGAAAGTTTAGTTTGTGGGGCTGGATATTGTGCGTTTTCCGCTGGTTTGTCATTATCTGCGGTTGGATTGTCACATCCGTTTTTATAACTGCTTTGAGTGGTGTTGTTCGCAAGTAATGAAAGATCGAATGTCGACCACACAGCCCCCAGAGGACTTGCTGGTGCCATTTTGCTTTTCCATTTATGATAAATGTCATTTTCTCTGCATTTTCCTTTCAGTCTCTTTGGTAAATCCGTCACTTCCAACTCTTGAGACATGAAAACCTCACCGCGAGGGAGTTCATCCAAATAATGATAGGGGCTGGTGATAATCAGGCCTAAATCGTGAGCATAGTCATCGTCTCAATCCGGCGCCGCTGCCAGTTGTCGACCAAATCCGTGTTTGATTCCCACCGGCCGTCGACCTTGGTTGCCGGGAAGTTGTCATCCTCGACCCATTTCAGGATGGTGTTCTTGCTCCGGCCGGAATAGGCGGCTATTTCTTCCAGAGTCACGAGTATTTTTCCGCTTTGTTTCATGCTCAGCCTCCCATGAATTGTGAATCTACCACAATGATGCTTTCGTCTTCGATTTCGATGTCGCCCTGATCGGCGGGATTGATCCGGTGTTTGATCCCGAGATAATCGGCTAGGCAGTTGATGGCGCACCAGTTGTCCCAGTAGTGATTTGCCCGGCTACCGATCTTCATCCAGTTGCCCTTTTCATCCCGGGCTTCGGAAATGAGCTGCTTGCAATATTCCTCTCCCGCATCCCGATAAAGATGAATACAGCCGGGAGTGTCTGGCTCAAGCGAGAGTTTGATGGCCATATTGTCTTTGTAATACCTGGTGTTCATGCGGATGGCCCGGATCCCGCCGCCCGGGAGCGGTTGATCAGTACCCGGCATGTATTCCCGCTGGCTGAAGGCATAAGGCTGGGTCATCACCCGGGCTGAGCCGAACACCGGAGTGATCAGCCCTTCATACTGGATGCAGAATTCAAGAACCTCCCTTGTCCGGTGGCCCAGCATGTCGATGAAAGCATGTTCGATGATATGCCGCTGGCCGTCAGCATCGTAATATTCCGATCCCCAAAGAGTCTCGGCGATGGCCTCGAAGGAATTGAGCGGCCGGGCCAGGACCAGCCACTGCTCGTTTTTGAATCCCCAGCCGACCGCCCAGATGGAGAGATAGAACAGATCGTTGTCCTGGGTATCGATCGCCGTCAGGAGCGAAGCCACCCGTTCGCCACCGGGTAAAGTCCCTGCCGGGCGGTCATCGCGGAAAGAAAGGATCTTGTCGACCGGCTGAGCCTGCAGCTCAACTTTCCATGGCAGGGAGCGGTGAGCGTTCTGGAAATCCTGATAGGCGTTGAATTGTTCCTCGGGACTCAGGCTCTTGTCCTTGCATTTGAGATAGGCACTGGCCACCTCGGAAAGCGAGACAAAATAAGAGGTCCAGGAAGGGACGATAAAGCCGATCGACTGCGGCCGCACCCTGTTGAGGTAATGAAACAGCTCCTCACCTTTGCCGCCATTCTCCATCCGTAACCGCCAGCCGCTTTTCATCGCCAGCTTGTTGGCGGTATGGCGGGCATCGTCGTCCCACATCCTGCGGCAGGAAGATTCCCGGCAGATATAACGGGCCAGCTTCTTAGCTTCGATCTCCTTGCGGTCAAGCGAATGGCCGTCTTCGCCCTTTGGCCACCAGAAGGTGTCGCTGGTGAACTCCATGAGCTGCTCAGTCAGGCAATACGGGCAGATCGCCCAGTAAACGAAAACAGCCTGAGTTTCCTTGGTGATTTCGGTCCAGATGAAACCGTTCTCAGTCGAGGCGGAGGCCATGACCAGGATTTTCCGGTTTCGGTAGGAGCGGGTCCTGAGTTTGGCCAGATCGATGGTACTGGCTTCTGTTTCACTCGGCCGTTCGTTGTATTTGTCGACCTCGTCGAGCAGCAGGTACTTGATTGATCGATGAGCAAGCGAAGTGAGCGATCCGGCCCAGGCGACCCGGTGGTACATGGTGCGCAGCCGCAGCTTGTGTTTGGAGACGTCGTCCTTGCGGCCGGTCATCAATCGCTTGAGCTGGGGCGACTGTCTGTAGGACCGCTGGATCCGCTCTTCCATGATCTCGACCCCGGAGGTTTCCGTCGGATAGACATACAATGCCGGTCCCGGCTCAAAAACCGAGGACCAGGCAAGAGCAATAAGGCCGAAAGTTGTCTTGGTTGTTTGCGGAGCGGCACAGACGCCGATCTTGCGGACGAAGGGCAGGGCGTAAGCGTCGAGCATCCCGGCCAGGTGCGGTGTGATGTCCAGGTTGAAGAAGCTGTCTTCGAACGGACCGGCCGGGACCTTCATGCTGACCGGCGCCCACTTGGAAGGCATGATCTTTTCCCGCCGGCGGAGCACCTGGCGTTCGGCCGGCGAAAAGCGGAAACGATAAGTGGAGTTGTGCAGCAGGTGTTCCACCTGATTGCCGTTGCCGATAATTTTCCGGAGTGATCCGCGGCATCTCCGGATTTTTCCTGGTTCCTGGGATTGCAGTATCATTGCGGTATTTCCTCGTCTTCAAAGAGCACTTCGAATTCATCGGTGGCGGCGAAGGTGTTGAGCAGGCCGTTCCAGATCTGGTTGATCAGATCAAGGAACTCCGCCAGCCGGGAAGAGTCTCCCTTCACTGCAGCAATGAGGGTTGCGGCTTCCATGTCGATCATCTGGCGAAAGCCGTTGTCGAGGGCAACTGCCCGCGCGGCCATCTCCAGGTACAGAGCTTCCCGCTCGATGAGCTGGGCCTGTTCCTTTTTGAACTTGAGGTTTGCGTGTTGATTGGAGATCCGCAGCTTCTCATTTTCAAGCCGTTGTTTTTCGACGGAAAGGGCCATGTCAGGCCCATCGGCGTCGACCGGTTCGCCGGTGCGCATGATGCCCTCGGCCTCGATATACTGCTTCACCAGCCGCCGGGAGTAGAATCCCAGGGTATTCACCCGGCACTTGCCCTGCTTGCAGTGCCGGTAAAAGGTGCGCTGGGTGAGGTCATAGCCCATGGCGATCAACTGGGCGAGCACATCGGCCTTGACTTTGGTTTCCCGGAAATCCCGCCATTCCGGCACCAGGGAGGAAGTGTCCTCGCTTTCGGGATCCTCCTGTTCGTCCGGCAGATATTTCAGGGCAAGGCGGTCCAGGGTTTCCTGGTAAAAAGCCGAGGCAACCTCATAGTCCTCTTTCGATTTTTTGCCCGGCGTGGAGGTGTAAGCCCGCATCGCGCTGATTTTGCCATTGTTGGCTACCGACAGTTCCGCCTTGTCTTCACGGCTGGCTAGATCGAGGATTCTATGCAGCATGTCCTGAGTCATTGGTATCAGCCTTGTTATGCGCCGGTTTCCGGCGGAAATTGATCCATCTCGATCGCATCGGCCCAATCAACTTCTATTTCAAAGCCGACGCTGGCGTTGTATCGACTAGGCTTGAGCTCATGACAGACGAAGGGCAGGCCCATCTTTTTCGCAAGCTTCAGCTCGTTGGCGGTGCCCTTGCTTTCACCGTCGTGAATGAAGATGGCACAATCGCAATCGTCAAAAACGGATCGGCTTCGGTGTTCGAATGCCCCACGAAGATATCGGAAATTGAGAAAATGCAGTTTGAGCGGGATCGCCTTTTCCTTGCAGAGCTTTCGAGCGACTTCGCAGACTCCTTCAGGTTCGGCATGGGTGACGATCTCGGTAATTCCTTTATCGTCGATCTCTTCGAGTAGAATGATTTTTACTCGTTCGTCATCAAGGGTTCGGCTGCCGCAGACGGCGAGGCGTTTTCCGGATTGCGAACTTTGCGGTTTTTCTGTAGATTCCATTTTTCCCTCCGCGTTGCTCAATTTGTTATATGGCTGTTGATAAAACGTTATAAAATGTTATAATTTTATGAATGAAATAGTCTGGCACAACCGGGCACGTAAGCAGATCAAGAAGATACCGGCGCAATATCGTCAGGCAATCATCGATCATGTTGGTAAATTGGAAGATTTTCCAGAAAATCAAGGGCTTGATGTCAAGGAACTCAAAGGGCACCAGTATGGATTCCGGCTTCGAGTCGGCCGGTATCGCGTGCTTTTCGATCATGATGGTGGCATCAGGATCGTAATGATCCAGGAGGTAAAAAAGAGAGATGAGCGCACATATTGAACCGCAGATAATTAAAATCAAAGGCAAGCCTGCTTTTGCCGTCATACCCTGGCAGGAATACCAGAAGCTGACCGGCAAGACGGAAGAACCGGATGAAGCTGATGTATGGTTTCCGCATGATGTGGTAGCCGCCAATGTCCGGGGTGACAGCCTGGTCAAAGCATGGCGGGAACATTTCGGTCTCAGCCAGACCGAGTTGGCGGAACGAGCTGGAATGAAACAGTCCGCATTGGCAAGGCTCGAAACTGGAGCAGTTGCCCCGAGACGTACAACTCTTGCCAAACTTGCCAAAGCCATGGATTTGGATGTAGACCAGTTGATCGACTGATTCACGCCACCGCCTCCCCCCGCCGGATGTACGCCCCGGCAAAAACTTCCTTGAAGTCTACCGTCAACAGAGCGGCCTGTTCCCGTTCCGTTTGACTCATCGTCTTGCAGGCCGCCTGCAGGCGTTCCAGTTCCAAGTCCGAGAAAACAACCATTCCCGCATCGGTTAATTCGTTCCACAATTCACGGCTGTCGGTGATGTGGCACTCCCGGCCATCGGCCAGGGTGAGGATCCGGTGCTGGACTTCCGCTTCAACAGGTTCGGAGGCTTCAGGAGTTTTTTCCGGCTGTATCTGTTCGGTCCCTTCTGCCTTGATCTCATTCTCCGGCTTGCTGTCCATCCGTCTGGCAAGACCTACAGGCAGTCCACTGAGGATCCACGAGCGAATGTCCACACCTTTGCCGAAGGCCTCGCCGGGATCCTTGGCCACCGGTACCGGCCACCGCTTGTTGCGTCGGAAGGTCCGCATCCACCAGTCCTGCTCGTTCGTTCCGGCCTTGTCGAAATCAAGAGCATTGAGGATGCAATGTGACTTCTGCAGGATGGCGGTTGCCCGGCTGTCCGGCTTGGCGGCACTGTTCCAGGTGGTCACCGCTCCCAGTTTGCCCTCGAACCGGCTTGCAATGAGGATCGCGTCGAATCCCGATTCCACCACGACATGGGCGAGGGACTCCGGATGCAGAACCATGGTGGCGAGCGACGAACCTTTGACCACCAGGTACTTGATGTTCGGCATGAAGGTCTCGATGTCCTCATCCCGGCGGCGGATCCGCAGCTGATGAACGGTACCGTCCGATCCAAACATCGGGATAACCCAGCCACGAGGCAGCCAGAGCTTTTTCTCCCTGCTTTTGCCGCTCTTCTCCGCAGCCAGCCCCCATCTCGACATCGGTCGGTATCGGTCCTTCCCCTGGGAGGATTCGTTGTAGCCGAGTTGGTAATCCTTCACAGCCTGGAGATCGATCCCCCGTTTGGCCAGCCAGTCAAGCGCATCCGGCCGGTCAAGCAGCCGGGCATGGCAGTCGGCAAGAAAGGCGGTGGCCCGTTCCGACCAGAGCGCAGAAGGCGGATCGTAGATTTTCGGTTCGTGCGTATTCCCGAGAGCGGGCGGAATTTTCGGTGTGGAAAACTTTTGCGGAGAAACAAAGCTTTTGGCGTCCGGCAGGTGGATCCCCAAAAAGGCGCAAGCCTCGCGGAAGTTCATCCTGTCGAAATCGATAAGAAACTGGATGGTATCGCCGTTTTTGCCGCACTGCCGGCACCAGAACCGGCCCGGAGTCCTCCCGCTGCCGCTGGTTTTCTCGGGCCAGACATGAAACCGGTCTGAGTTCCGCCCCTTCCCACCGTCACCGCAACCAGGGCATGCGGAATGATACTCGCCGCCATGGGCACTTGATGCCCTACGCCACGAAATTCCTTTTTTATCGAGCAACGTCAGTAAATTATTCATATTTTCTTTTTTCTTTTTTTCTTTTTTTTATACGTAGGGGATAGAGAGGAAAAAAAGATAAAAAAACGCGCGCGCGACCATACCCCGCTTACATTAAAACTTTGTCAACCAATCCTCTTATCCCCCCTTCCCCAGGGCGAAAGCATCCCGCTAATCCTCCGTAAGCCCTGCCGCAGCAAGGATTTTCGCGTGATATTCGGCCGTCAGGTCAAGGTCATGATAGAAGGTCCGGCCGTTCGAGACGGTCACCCCGAATTCCTCTCTTGCCTTCAGTTTGGTGCCGAACATCTTCTGTGACGGCGTGAACCTTTCCTTCTTGTTAACGGTCTGCTGGTACCATAGGGTAAAGGCAATATAGAGGTCGGTGGCGTTAACCCTGGCCCCTGACTGGCGGAGACAGGCGGTTTCGAGGAACTGACCGATATAGTCTTCTTCCTTGCGGTATTCCTCCGTCGACTTCTTCACCGATTCCGGCGGATGCAGGAGCTTTGCTTCCTGCCATTTCAGGCAGCCTTTAACCAGCCAGGCCAGAATCGCCGGGCCAATCTGTCGTAGTTTTTCCGGCAGCAGGGTATCAGCTTTTCGTTCGTTTTCGGTGGCCGGATCCCGGTTTACGAAGCTGATCAGGTGGCGTATCAGAAAGCATCTTTCCCAAAAGGCCATGTCGCCGACAGGTGCCCCCGGTTCATGGTTGGTCAAGAGCAGAAGGAGATGAGTCGGCTTGAACTTGGTCGGGTGTTTGTCATACAGTCCGCGGGCGGTGATGGTATCACCGCCGGTCAATCGTTTGACGGTCGATGCTGAAAACTTCCTCCCTTCATCAGTCTCTGAGGCGATGGCGATCCGCAGGCCCTTCAGGGCCATGAGTTCCGGGTTCGACTGGTTGGCATTGTTCGGCCGGTTGCTGTCGAGGAGCAGCTCCGGCGGAACGACACTTGCGTAATCGCCCATGACATGGGTGATGGCCTCGACCATTATTGATTTGCCATTCCGGCCCCGGCCGATCAGGACAGGAAAGACGTGCTCGCTGACGATGCCGGTGATCCCATAGCCGAACAACCGCTGCATAAAGGCGATCATGTCTTCGTCGTTGTTGTAAATCTGCCTGAGGGTATCCTCCCAGAGAGACTGGTCGACGTCGAGGCCCAGGTACTCGACCCCGCACCGCTTCAACACGTAATCTTCCGGCCTGCCGTCTTCCACTTCGCCGGTGACCAGATTAATGACGCCGTTCTGGCAGCCGAGCAGCCACGGATTGAGATCGAACTCGGTGCCGGCGATCGCCAGCTGGTTCACCGGATTGGTATGGGCGAATTTAAGGCAGTTGCTCCGGCCGGTGTCCTTGCGCAGGCCGCGGATCCGCGAGGCGATCTTTTCGATCTGCTTGTTGACTGCGGCGCTCACCTGCTTGATGTGATCATTGTCCCCGGTCTTCACCGCCTTGGTGATCTTCTCCTGGAGCAAGGGAATTTCGGCCGCATACCTCTGGGCCACCGCTTCGACCGAGGAGACCGCCTTATCCAGATCGTCCCGCCGCCAGGTGTGCCGATCCCAAACAAACCACTGCGCGGAATTCTTGGCGTAGACGATTTTGCCCTTGTGTAAGGCGGCATACAGGATGCCGTCGCCGAGCTGCTCGGACTGCAGGCACTCCATGACGAATTCCGACGTAATCTCATCCGTCGGCGGTTCTTTTTTCCCGTTTACCCGCTGGGCTCTTTCCTGCAATACCCGTTGGTCCACCTGACTTCTGATAGATTCTGTGTCCTGCATGCATGCGTTTTCCATTCATCAATTTTCCTTATAATTCGAGTTAAAAAGGATCCTTGCATAATCTAGCCGCCCCGCTTTCCCCCCGAGCTCTGGACATGATCTGGTCCACCTGGTCGGGGTCGGGAAATTGCCGGAATTGCCAAGTTGCCATCGAAACAAAAACTTCACAGCCGTCCAAGCGTCGCGGTGTCCCTGCCCGATAGGGGTCGACCTCTGGAAAGGACCCGCCGGTCCGGGGGGTGGTTGTCGTCTTTGCCGGGGTCTTCCCGGGGAGAGGGAGAGAGGGGAGGCGGAACGCCACGGTCGTCTTCCGAAGCAGACAGGGCAGGCGGCAAACGAATGCTGTGGTCACCAATCCAACACCCGACGTGTATCTGAACTCATCTCGATCTCTCCAGCAGGCCGGGACCGGCCAGCTTGTCGAGGTTGTGCTTTCTCGTCTTGTCGCCCAGGGCAGATAAGGAGGTGGTCTTCTTCGGGGCTGGTACGGAATTCTGCTTCTTCGCCCGAAAGGCCTTAAACCGATTCTGCGCCAGAATCTCCGGGTTGCTCCAGTGCATTCGAGCGAAGCGGGCACGCATGGCCTCGGGTGATACCTTGACGACCTGGGCCAGATCCCGAAGGAAGTACCAGATCCCGTTGTCGCAGAGTACCATCAGCTCCGTACCCGTGGGAGTCTTGGCCAGCACCGGTGGTTTGATGATTCGTTTCGGTTTGGGGATCATTGCGTTACGCCGTGCGACCAGTACCGTTGCAATCCCGGCATTTCGGGTTGTGGCTATGCACCCGCTTTGTTCCACCGCAGGTATCGCAAACGACATGCAGGCGAGCCTCAAGTATTGGCCGCAACACGCTTTCGACAGCCTGTCGCATTTCCTCGTCCAGAGTGATATCACCATAATCAGTGCTGATGGTGTGAGATGTACCTAGCTGTTTTAACAGACAATATCGTATTTGATTTTCGTGCATAACAATCACTCCAACTGACCCGGAGAAACAGCGGTGATATTGGCCGAGTCCGTGGCCGGTCCGCCGAGTTTGTCGTTATCCTGTGCATGCCATGGTGAAGAAAACCCCGATGCCGCCCTGCTTGCGATGACTGCGGGCAAAGGGGTTTGAGGGCTTGAGAGGAGGGTGTAAGGAGCGTCAGATAGGGCAGGATTAAAACCGGCCGGTGCAGCAGGGTCTGACACCGACTCGGCGAGGGTAATCATGAAACTGATGATCATTGAGGCAAAGATCACGAGAGTAATCAGCGACTGCAGCCACTCGACAATAAGCTTTTTCATATGACGGTTACCTGTCGGCCTCTGTACGGCTTTTTCTGGTAGCCGGCGGCGACAAATTCACGCAGGTGGCGGCGCAGGATCCTGATATCGCCCTTTGGATTGTCACCAAGCCGGGTGAAAGGGATAAACTTCTTGATAACCACCCAATCCCGCAGAGTGTGGTAATTGACCTTTATTTCATTGGCGGCTTCCTTGATGGTAAGATATTCGTCCATAGGATTGGCTTTGTTGGCGATCTTCACTCCTGAGGATTTGATAAGCGCCTCGAGGAGGTTGACGATCTCGGGGGTAGGCTCGATTTGGATGATGATCTTCTTGTCCATGATGTCCGTCCTATCGGTCGTTGGTGTGGGCTTCGATCCAGATCTTGAGCTGCACCAGGGCGACGATCGCCTCGTCTATCTCGGCAGCGCAACGGGAATGCTCCTTGGCGGTGATCTTGCCAGGCGTTTTTTCAAACCAAGCTTTGCGGGATGCCTCTATGGCATCGCCGGTTTCACGGAGGACCTTTGACACCTCCTGCAAGATTCCGGCGTCAGCTGCAGGATGATGAACCGGCAGGGGAACAAACACACCGGAAAGGAGATCTGCGATATACCGGCCGATCGGATAGGCCCGGTCGGGTTTGCGATCGTCTTCGCGGATCATCGAGATTAGAGTCCGGAGCCGGGCAAGCGGGCCGAACTTACCGGTGGCGAATTCGTCATCGGTTTCCGGTGAGCGGCACCATGCTCGGACAAGCTGGGGAGAGATGGACAGCAAACGGGCGAGTTCACCTGAATCGCCTCGCTGGAGAACCATGTCCATAACTTCGTAGTCACGGGGGAGTTTCGTTTCTCTCTGTATCACAACTTCACCTTAGGCAGAAAGTTGATCATTATGTATGCGGTGTAGTGCCATCTAATTCATTTACCTTGCTAAAACGCCCGTCCCCCTGCTAGGGTGTGCAGTGCCACCTGTAACGCCCCAACTATGTCCGGGGGACGGGACTTTTTTTTATTTTCTCTCTTCCTTCCTTTCTGGCCGGTTCGGGCCTTTTTGCAATTTTTCCGGCATTACGCCGTAGACGCCGCAGCCGAGATGGTTTGCGATATCCTGCAGGACCTTTTTGTTGCGACGATGGCCGTGGATATGAAGGCTGATATATGGTCGTGAGAATTTGGTCTGATCGGCAAATTTGGCGATGGCGCCCAGGCTGTCCTTGATCAGGAAGGCGTGGACTATCTGTTCCGGAGTTGTGAGGTTTTTGGGCATCTCAGTCACCAAAAGTCTTAAGTGAAGTGGGTGAAACGTTATTAAGCGTTTCGGCTAGGGTAGCTGAAAGCGTACCTAAGCGCAACATTAAAAACGCACACAATCGGACGGTACAGGAACGATGCTCGATTTTAGTGAAAGATTGCAATACGTTATGGATCAAAAAAAAATGAACCAAAACGAAGTTGCAGAAGGAATAGGGGTTAGCAGGTCAAGAATTAGTGATTGGCTAAATGCAAAGGTTACAGATCCAAGGCGCGGGACTCTGCAAAAACTTGCCGATTTCTTTGGCTGTAATATTGAATGGCTTGCAACTGGGAAAGGTGAAGCCTTTCCATCCACATCAGTGGCCAGACACCAAGAAGCTGCTGATCAGCTTGAAAGCGAATCACAAATCACAGAAATAGAACTTCAGGTCTTGAGAGCATACCGAAAGCTGGCAAAACTGGATTCTGACTTCCTTCTCGAATTACAAACCTGGATAAGCGAAGAGGAAGCAAAGCGACCAGGCTTCCCCGCATGGTTCAGGCTCGAATTCGAGAACCGCTTTCCCGAATTCATAAAGTGGAAAAACGAATTTTTTTGAACTAAAATGAAAGATTTTTGAGTAATCAGCAATTTAAGCGCGTCAATTGTAATAAATATAAAATTAATAAATCCCAAGCGTTATCAACTAATAAACAATCATCAACGATAATTTCCGGAGGAACAAGATGATCAAGTGTTTTCTTTCTCATAGTAGTGAGGATAAGGGATTATATGTAGAGATAGTAGCATCCAAGCTTGAAAAAGAAAGCATCATTTATGACACAAAATCTTTTGAAGAAGGAATGCCACCTCTTGATGAAATTCTTAGAGGTTTAAACCAAACAGGAATATTTGTTTTATTTCTTTCTGACAGCTCATTAAACAAAGAATGGGTTAAGCGTGAAATCATAGAAGCGAAAAAGTTACATGAAAATGGGAAAATTAAGCAGATATATCCAATAATAATTGATAAATCAATTGATTACAAAGATCCTAGGATTCCTGATTGGCTGAGAGACTCATATAATCTAAAGCAAATATTGAGACCAACTGTTGCTGCTCGAAGAATTAAACAGCGAATGCGGGAATTAAGTTGGGATTTTCATCCTAGACTTAAAGAGCGGGAAGATATTTTTGTTGGAAGAAATGAATTAATTTCATCCTTTGAATTACGAATAGATGATTTCGCAAAAAAGAAACCTAATTGTATTATTGCTTCGGGTATAGAAGGTGTCGGGCGGAAAGCATTCCTTAAGAGAGCTTTCAAAAAAAGTAATATTATTAACCCTTCTTATGAATTTCCCTCAATCTTTCTTAGTCAACATGAAAGTATTGAGGATTTTTTGATAAAAATCTATGATTTTGGATTTTCTATAGATTTAGATTTAACTAGTGCCTGGCAGAAAACCCACAATTTTCAAAAACTCCTACCACCGCAGACACCTTTAATGTGTAAGGTTTATTCTCCGGCAGCTAATTTTGAATTTTATAGGCTTCCAAAACAATAA